ATGAACTACTTCTAGGTTATATCCTAGATCCTGATTATGGCGACATCACTGACATTGAGAGTGGAACGGATATCACACTAACATACACTAAGCCCTCCAAGCCCGGTGCTTATCCGCAAACCACTCTCAAGCCTCGTCGTCATACTTCTCCGCTCTTGGAAGACTCAGAGCGTGTTCCTGGCGTGTTGGATAACATTCCAGAATTTTCTACTCTCTTCGATCGTCAAACGACGCAAGACGTAGAAAACATGCTAGACGCGTTCCTCTCTGACGACGAGAGTACCGAGAGTCGATCTCACGAAACTGTGCTGTATAACAATAGTGCAAAGAATGAGGTTAATAGTGTCGATGCAGCATTTAACGAACTGCTAGGCAAGTAGTGGAGAAGCCCACAGGGAGGCACAGGGTTATCAGGTGCCTCACACTTTCACACAAGAGTAAAAATGAAAACGCCTCTTCGTTATCCAGGGGGCAAGTCGCGTGCAGTCAAGCATATCTTGCCACATATTCCTGAAGATGCCCCACGTCTGTGTTCTCCGTTCTTTGGCGGCGGATCGGTTGAATTAGCGGTAGCATCAAGGGGCACTGAGGTTATTGGCTATGATAAACTGGCGCCTCTTGTTTGGTTTTGGCAAGCAATTTGTGGTAACAATAGTCATCTTGCCGATCGATCGAATGCTCTGCGCACTCAATACGAGATTGAAGAAAAGGGCGTGAAAAAGACTGTAACCGGCTGCAGCAAAGAAGACTTTCATTTATTTCGCAAGGATCTAATCGGTTCTTTAATGTTTTCATACGAAAAAGCTGCTAAATTCTATGCAATTAACCGCAGTAGTTTTTCCGGTGCCACATTTTCTGGCGGCTGGTCAAAGAGGGCATCTTACGCTAGATTTACCGAGTCTTCTATTAAAAGATTAAGAGATTTTAGAGCAGAAAATTTTAGAGTAGATTATGCTGATTTTGCTACGTCTATCCCATGGCACCCACGTGCATTTCTTTATCTAGATCCGCCATATATGTTGGAAGAAGACAAGAATGCCTTGTATGGAGTTAACGGTCAACTACATTCTGGATTTGATCATCAAAAACTTTATGAACTTTTATCTAATCGTACAGACTGGGTTATGTCGTACAATGACTGTAAAGAAATTCGCAACTTGTATTGCGACCGTAAGATCGTAGAAGCAAAGTGGGCATATGGAATGAAAAATATTGGCAAGAAAACAATGGGCTCTTCCTCTGAAATACTAATTATAGGGTAATGCAAATGAAACCAATAATGGAAGGCTGGCGCAACTACGTTTCTGAAGCACAGAACGTTGCGCTTAAGGGGGCTGCATATGAGGTCCAAGTCGCTGCCGCAATGAATTCTTATTTTGATAACAACGCGTTGGACTACATCGCCACCGCCGAGGGTGGCGCGGGATGGGGCAGCGATGTGGTTGTCAAGGATACATCCGGAAACTTAGTACACAGCTATGAGGTGAAGACAAGCAAAGGATCTAGAATAGATTTTGGACAATTCAGAATTTCTTATGATCCTGGGTCTGGGTGGTCACAATCGACCGGTTTAGATAACGATGTTGTAAAGACTATATTTTCAGAAATTAAAAGCACTGTAGATAGCACCGTTGCACCGAAAACACAACCGTTCCCAACTGGTCCCAGGCTCAACACGGAATCAGCGACAATGTTTTGGGAATCGTTTCTCGGTCGCCCAAGAGTGAAGAGCTTGAGCGGAGACATAGTAAAGATACCAGTTTCCAAAGGGCTCATCCAAGACTATTACAGCAAGAAAGGAGATAATTTTATTATCTTAGGCGATGATATTTATTCGCTATCTGAACACGCACTGCCTTCTTTGGCAGAGGCACTAAGAGAGTGCTATGTGGTTTTCAGAGTTAAATATCATGGCAAAAATACTTTTTCATATACAGCAGCACTTCGTGGCAAATTTATTGATACCAAAGAAACCGATTTTCTCACGGCGATGAAGAAAATTTATTCTTCTGAATAAAACTGCTCGACAAATTATGTATCTTGTGCTATACTGTATATAATGATTATCTAAATTACCGGGAGGGTAAATGGCAAGAACTAGAAAATCAAATGCCGGCAAACTATCAATTGCCGAAATGCGTAAATTAATTAATAAAAAGGCGGGGCACAATGTTGCACACGATCTTACAGAAGACAACCCAACTGCTGTCAAGGATTGGATTCCTACTGGATCGCGATGGCTTGACTCGATCATCTGTCGCGGTCGACTGGCTGGCATTCCAGTCGGAAAGATTGTCGAAATCGCGGGACTAGAAGCAACCGGAAAAAGCTTCATGGCAGCACAGGTTGCAGCAAACGCCCAGCAGAAAGGAATCGATGTAATTTATTTTGATTCTGAATCGGCAATTGATCCTACTTTTCTGGAACGTGCAGGCTGCAATCTTGAATCTCTTTTATATGTACAGGCTGCATCTGTTGAATTTGTACTTGAAACTATTGAAGAACTTCTTGGTTCGAATGACAATCGTATGTTGTTTGTTTGGGATTCATTGGCGCTAACACCAGCCGTCTCAGATATTGAGGGAGATTTTAACCCACAATCTTCGATGGCAGTCAAGGCTAGAATTCTTGCGAAAGGCATGTCTAAGCTAACAGTGCCAATCGCAAATAGTCAATCGACATTCCTTGTATTAAATCAGTTAAAAACAAATATTACAAGATCTCCGTCTGAAGTGTTAACAACTCCTTACGTCACCCCCGGTGGCAAGGCTATGATCTATGCTTATTCGTTGCGAGTCTGGCTCACTGGACGGAAGGCAAAGGCTAGTTTCATCACTGACCCTAACGGCTTCAGAATTGGGTCGGAGGTCAAGGTGAAACTAGAAAAGTCTCGCTTTGGCACACAAGGACGACAATGTAATTTCAAAATTTTATGGGGAGAAGAGATTGGCATTCAAGATGAAGAGAGCTGGTTTGATGCAATTAAGTCATCAGATAAGTTGACTTCTTCTGGTGCTTGGTATACACTAGACATGGGAGACGGAAAGGTGAAGAAGTTTCAACCGTCAAAGTGGATTGATTGTATGCAAGAGGAAGATTTCAGACAACGGGTCATTGAAATTATGGACGAGGAAGTAGTAAAGAAGTTTGACAAGAGAGAAGGAGATGCAGCATCTTTTTACGAAGAAGGAGGTAACGATGCTTAGAGCAATTTCACTTATTTTCGCGCTTGGTTGCGCCACCGCACACAGCCGACCGCCGCCGACCAGAACGGCAACCCCGGCGCCAACTGTAACAATTACAATTGGCTGGCACTGGGTACCAGCAAGGTGGCATCGTGGTGTATATGTGCGCGGACACTGGCGACATCCAACGCATGGCGCCCACCGCCGACCTTATCGGCATGGACCGCCACACGTGTATACGTCCCAGCCCCACCCATATTCGGTTTGGGTGCCTGGACGTTGGGTTGGTCAAGGGCGTAACCGACATTGGGTGCCCGGTCACTGGCAAAATAGACCACCGCCTAGACGTTAAAAAAGTTCTTGACTTTTGCCCCCTCCATATGTTATAGTTAATATAACTGGAGGGGGTTTTTATGTCTAGACAAGAAGTGACCGGTCGCATCAAGCGGTTCATCGACTTGGCATACCGCGTAGCACAAACATCAGACTTTGATGACTATCGTCACGGTGCTGTGCTTGTTCGTGGCAATAATGTAATTAACGTTTCTGCTAACAAGAACAGCTATGCGCGTTTCGGCGGTCGTTTCCGCAAACGCAATTGCGGGCATGCAACACATCATGCCGAGCTTGGGTGCATACTAGGGTTGGACCGGTCGGTTACACGCGGCAGCACAATGTATGTTGCTAGAGTTGGAAAGCTTGGCAACATGAAGATTTCAAAGCCGTGTGAAATGTGTGAAGAAGTGCTTCGTCATGTTGGCGTTAGAAAAGTGGTGTATACAATTAATGATAAGGAAGTTGGAGTTTACAAACTATGAGTAAGGAAAATAAAAATGCCTAAGAATTTTGGTTATGCATGTATAAATATGGGATTCTCAAGTCGTCCCAAGTCTAAGCGTATCACGACAAATCGAACAATGATTCGCAGAACTTTTGACGAAAAGGGGATTGAATATGCGTCAGAGCTGGCACTTCAAAACGTCAGAGATTTGTGCACAATTCTAGAGTGGAATCTAGAAAACAACATTTATTTCTATCGACTGTCATCGGACATCTTCCCATGGGCTAGTGAATATGAAATGACAGATCTGCCAGAGTATCAGCAGATTCTCGCGGCATGCAAACGCGCTGGTATTTTTGCACGTAAGCATAATATGCGACTTACCAGCCACCCTGGTCCGTTCAACAAGCTTGCGTCCCCAAAGGAGCGAGTCTTCAATCTTACGAAAACAGGTCTCACTGTACATGCATACATGTTTGATATGATTGGGCTCCCTCGCACTCCGTATGCAAAGTTGAACATTCATGTGGGTGCCGCGTATGGAAACAAGCCAGTGGCACTCGACACCTTCTGTCGCAATTTCGAAAGATTGCCAGAGTCGGTTCGATCACGCTTGACGGTGGAGAACGATGACAAGCCATCGCTGTACAGCACGCAAGAATTGTACGAGGGTGTGTATGAGCGCATCGGAATTCCAATTGTTTTTGACTATCACCATCACCGCCTGCACCCTGGCGATTTGAGCGAGAAAGAAGCACTTGAACTCGCACTCTCGACTTGGCCAAAGACAATTATCCCTGTGGTGCACTATGCTGAGTCAAGATCGATCGAGTACAACAATCCAAAGATCAAGCCACAGGCACATTCTGACTATGTGTATGACCATTTTAATGACTACGGTCACTGCATCGATGTGATGATCGAGGCAAAGCATAAAGAGTTGGCACTGCTTAAGTACCGCGAACACAACAACTATATCCAGGCAGCAAAATGAAGAGAGTTCTAATTGTCGATGCGCTGAACATGTATTTTAGGGCGTATATTGTCGACCCCAGCTTGTCTACCAATGGTCAGCCCATTGGTGGCGTAATGGGGTTTATGAAAATTTTGCAAAAGCAGATTCGTGAGACTAAGCCAGATCGTATTGTGATCGCTTGGGATGGACCCGGTGGTTCTCGCAAGCGGAAGCAAATGGATAAGAATTATAAGGCGGGAAGAAAGCCAATTCGTCTCAATCGCTCTATCAGAAATCTTTCTGAGGGCGAGGAGCTTGAAAATAAAATTTGGCAACAGACTCGTCTCGTGGAGTACCTAAATCAAATGCCGGTATCGCAATTATTGCTACCAGAAATCGAAGCTGACGACGTTATCGCATATGCGACCAACTTGCCATATTTTGAAGGCTGGCAGAAAGTAATTGTTTCAAGCGATAAAGATTTTTTTCAACTTTGTGATGATGAAACGGTTGTATATCGACCGATTCAAAAACAAATTATGAACAAGAAAAGAATCATTGAAGACTTCAATATCCATCCTAATAACATGGCTCTAGCTCGTGCAATCGCTGGTGACAAGTCGGATAACCTGCCGGGCATCAGAGGTGTCGGACTACCAACAATCAAAAAGCGCCTCCCATTCTTGTCAGAGGAAAAAAGCTACACGATCGATGAGGTTGTTAACTATTGTACCGAGGTTGATAGTAATCTTAAAATTTATGACAGTATTGTAGAAAATGAAAATGTTGTCGAACACAATTATAAGATGATGCAGCTTTACTCTCCTTGTCTATCTTATAATGCCAAACAAAAGGTGAAATATGCTATAGAGGAGGCTGATCAGTTGTTTAATTTGACCGAAATGAAGCGCATGATGATCAATGATGGCTTCGGAACGTGGGATTGGTCGGATTTGATTCAAATAATGAGGAGGATTACCGCACAAAAAGACTAATTATTGTATTGAGGTACAATAATGAAACTATTTACTGAACATCCGAACTCTGTCGGTGAAACATACCTACAACATTGTCTTGTAGTTGTTAAGCTATCATTAAGACTTTCCGTGGCATCACTGGCTCAGCTAGTGCATGCCATTTTTCCGTTTTTTGATCCTCCATATGGAACCGATGTGTGTTCGATGATAGAATATTTGGAAAGCAAAAAACCGGGAGCTAGAAATTGCGATGAATAGATTATTTGAAAATTGGAGAAGATATTTAAAAGAAGAGGTTGACCTTCAAGCTGCGCAGCAGCTTATTGATGCAAACCCATACTTAAAAGGAAAATTAACGGCAACAGAG